GTTAGATGTTCTTCTATATATCTTAGTTGCTTTTAAATCTGCACTTGTAGAATTAGTCCATGAAACTAGAATGTTAAATGCTTGACCTGTTGATGCAGTAAGACTTGTGGGTACAGCAGGTGCATCTGTTGGTGCTGATATAGTTATATTTACTACGCTTGTATATGAACTAGCAACACCATTCACATCTATATGCCTTGCTTTTACGTTATAAGTTTTACCTACTACAACATTAGGGAGAAGGGCTACAGCAACACCTTTTCCAACAGTAAAGTCTGAGGTATATGCACCATCTGTGCTTAGCTTGTACGCCACCTCTGTAAGTGTGACCTTATCGCTAGAGTTATTAGTCCATGATGCTTTTATATCTACTTTAGTTGTAACACCATCTTTATTTGTTTGTTGAGCTAAAGCAAGATTACTTGGTGCTGTGACAGCATAAGTACCAGTTCCAACATCACTACCCTCTGATTGACCAGTTGTGTAATCGCTTGTTGCAAAATCAAACACACTAGCTGCAACTTCTTTTAATTCTAATTGTGTAGCCATGACTGGCACATCACCATCTGATATTACTTGCATATTAGTAGAAATAACTTCAAATACTTTCTGACTGTAACTCATTCTTTCATTTGTAAGATACACCCAATCATTAGGTTGCAGTCGCATATATTTTAAACTTACCAAACATGATAATGATGTTGTTTGTCTTTGACTTTTAAGAGCTATTCTGCCTAACCTTTGTGCCATAGTATCTGTAACTGTAAATGGCAATTGTGATTCCATTTGTTTTACATAATTAGCTGTTGACTCTCCAGTTGGTGTATCAGCGTTTAACATACCAGTATCTTGATAAACTTCAGCATCAGCAGCAACATAACCCTGTGTTGAGTCTACATACAAAGGTTTAACACTATTAAATAAATTTCCTGAATTTGGATTTGTTTGTATTTGTACTGCATCTAATAAATCATCATCTGTTATAGTTAATGATGGTGTTTGTGTAGCACCTGCAAACACATTAAATTTACCATTAACATAAGACATTTTACCTGCCATAGCACTTAATAAAGATTCTATAATTCCGTTACCATTAGCACTAAAATTAGTAAAACCATTAGCTGTATATCTTTTTTCTGTCGTTGAACCATTAGCCAGTGTTACATTTTGTTCGCATATATTAGCAGCACTAGAAAAACCACCTGCGTTTGTTGTGTCATTGATCTCAGAAGTAGTTGCTTTTATTCCATATTGTGTATTTGTAAGAAAGTCTCTTATATGTAATGCTGGATTATCAGTCCATACAGTATTACCACTTCTTGGGTCATAACATTTTTTACCTTTAACTAAAAATGAAATAGCTGGTATACCACCACCAAATTTTTCTGCATCAAAGACCATTTGTAAATAAACATAAGCGACATCACGAAATTTATCAGATGTATCCATAGAACCTAATTGTGCATTCATATATCCATCTACAGCAGTCTGACTGCCATCTTGGAATGTATATCTCATTAATCTACCACTACCAAAATTATTGTCATTATCAGTGTTGGTATAATCTGCATTAGTGACTGTATAAACAGTAGAACCATTAATAGTGCTTGTACTTGTTGTTAAATCATTATCATTAATTCTTACAGATGTTAATTCTTCAATTTCATGACCTGCAATAGCAACAACCATGTGTAATAAATAATTATCAGTACCAGTTGTTTCCATGTGAACAATAGTTCCACCAACTCTAGCTTTACCATATATAATTTGTCTTGGTGCTACAGCTTCTCGTGTTGCAAATTTTGTTCCAAAATTACCTGATGAAGCATCAATACCTTTAGATGTCATTTTTCCAATAACACCACCAAGTAATGTGGTTGCAAAAGTAGTCCACATTGCAGCAACAGCCGCACCCTCTAAAGCTGCAATAAAGAGACCACCAGTAGCAACAGAAATATATACAATTAAAGCTGCTATTACTGCTTGTTTTATTTGCTTAGCCATCTATTCGCCACACCTTTAAAATATTTACATTATTTTTAACGCCTATACCATCATCTGTAGGTGTAAGTACATTCATACCATCTGAAATACCAACTAATTCTGATTCTTCTTTATATACAACCAAATCACCTTTGGTCATATATGCTTTATATATTTCTTTTACACCTTTAGATTTACAAGCCTTTTCAATACTTTTAAGTAAAGTCTTGTTATATGTTTTTATAGCCTTCATAGCACTTTTTTCATCTGTCCATTTAAGACTTTTTGGTATTAAATCTTCATTAGTAATTTTTTTTATAAGAGCATTAGAAAATTTGCAACAATCCCATGAACCCCATTTAAAAGGTTTATTTTTATTTTTTTCAATAAAAGCGTTAAATTTTATTTCCCAGTCTACGATTTTTTTCATTCTTCTGCTCTGTTTCTTGCAATTGTTGCAGCTCTGTTATTACGACCACTACCAGTTCCACCACTACCTGTATCTGATTGTTTACCCCAAATAATTTCTTTGTCTTGTAAAGATGCAACTCTATTGAATCCTGTATCACCATTATGAAGAAAATTTTGTGATTCTTTTGTGTATCTAAAGTTAGATGGTCTATCTAAATCAATTAATCTATTTTCTGCATTTATTGATATGTTAGAACCTTGTGGTGTATCAGAAACAGTTAATGTTGTCATTCTTCCTTTAAATAAAACAAGAGTACCTGCAACTTCATTTGTTTTACCCATTAAATAACCTAGATATAAAGTTATAAATCTATTTTGATAATTTTCTGTTAATGCAAGATTAAGTACAGTAGTGTCCATTCCTGATATACCGACTGATAAACCTGCGGATTTTAAATCAGTGCTTTCTTCTACATTGCTTATTGATAATAATTGACCTGCACCAGTGTATGTTTCAGAGTTTATTGTTAAGTCATCAATACCAGTCCAAACTCTAACAATATCTGTATCAAACTCAGCTTTCACTGCTAAAAATAAAGCCTGTTCATCTGCACCTAGACGATTTACGATAGATGTATCTAATCCTTGCCTAGTTGCCATTTAAATTACCTCAGTGCATGAAAAACTTATACCATAATTAGATATTTTATCCGCTGACCAACTTACTTCATTGCTTACCAATCTAAAATTTCCTTTTGGATTTGTGAATACAACATAATGCCCACTAGCTAAATCTGATCTCAGTTTAGGTTCTGTTTTTACAGAATAAAAATCATTACCTGCATTACTTGTTGCAGTAGCATCTTCTACAACCATGACTAACTGTGCAGGTGTACCTGAAGAACTTGCTGATGATTGTATACTTAGGTAGTCTCCTTTCTTAATAGTGCCACTAGCACCTGTTGTAGATGCCCTAAGAGATAATCCTGTAGCACCTTTTACATTAGTTCTTACCTTACAACTTGCTGTATTACTTTCTGTAGTAAAATCACCATTAGTCACTACAACTGTGTTACTTGTTACTGTTGTAACCTTATGTGTACCATTATTTTCTTCATTTGTTGCACCTGTGACAACTATAAAATCACCAACTTTAGTGTTTGCAAAAGTAGATGCACCTGCTGTAAGCGTTCCATTAGATGCAAAAGATAAAGTTACACTTGTATTATTAGTTCTTAACTCTGATGTTAAATGTGCTGTTGAATATGTGCCTTGATTTACTAAAGCATCAGGGTCTGTAAATTTAAAAGTATTCACAGGTCCATTGAGATCAAGTAAAAAAGATTGCCAATTCAAAGCAACATCTCTACGCATAGGGGGTAAAGATACTTCAGCAGTCCAGTAAACCCCATCAAATTCTTGTGTTTTAGTTTTACCAGTAAAGGGCGATACAGTTGTTCCTACAGTTCTAACAAGTGTAAAATTACTTGTAACAAAATTAGGGGTTGTAGGCATTGGTATTAATTTAGCCACCTTGTAACATTCTCCTATAATTACCACCACGCATTGATGCTTCTGCTACTGCACCTTTGGTAACATCTGCAATCTGTGGCATCATTTTCATAACTTCTGCTCTTACAGTCGGCACAACACCTGTAGCAAAGTTTATAGATTGATTTATAACAGTAGTACCACCACCACCACCCATAGCGTTTTTGCTGTTCATGTTATTCATAATAGTACCACCAGTATTAGGTACAAATATTTCAGGACCACGTTCACCTACAAGTGTTGGTTTACCACCTTGTATTGTTCCACCACCTGCCAATTCAGGTAATTTTGTAAATTCGCTTCCACCTAAACCCATACCACTAGAATGAAAAATAGCATTTAGTATCTTATTAACAACTGCCATTTGTAAAAATATGGATATTATTTGACTTACAATGTTTTTAGCAAAATCTTTAAAACTATCTAGAGCATTACGACCTTCTAGTAATGCATTAACAAAATTATTAGTAAACGAAAGTGAAATACTTTGTATTGCAGGTGCTAATGCTTCACCAAATGTTTGTGCTACATCTTGACTAGTGTTTTTAATTTCTGCTAATTTATTTTCTAATTCAGGTAAAGTATCTATGCCTAATTTTGCAAAGGCTAATTCATTTTGTTTAAAAATTTCACCTAAATTTTCTGATGCAAAAGACAGTTCATCAGAATTACCTTTTAGTTTTTCAATCTCAGCAGATAGAAATGTAAATGAGTTCATCATTTGACCTTTTTGAAAAAGATTTTCTTTTTCTGCATTAGTTAGTTTTTTTGTACTTTCTGTAAAACCATTTTGTGCATCTAATAAATCAAATTGTTTAGCAGCTTCTTTTTCAATTTGCTGCAAAATTAGATTATTAGTATCAATTCTCTCTCTTGCTGCTTTAGCATATTTATTTTTAGCAAGTTCAGTATCTCTATCTATCATTGCTTGAACTTTTCTTTGTTTTTCTGCTAATTTTTCTATGTTTTCAAAAGGGTCATCACCTAACACAACACCTGTTCCTGCACCACGCATAGCTGCAACAGCAGCACCTATTGAATTAGCAATACTAGTCATTTTGACTGCCATATTACCTAAAAATTCTCCTAAACCTGATTTAAAAACTTCATCTGCTAATTGTTTAAAAGCAATAGTCATATTTGATGTTTTAGTAGAAAGATTGTCCATTTTGGTTTCCATAGCACCACCAAACTTTCTTTCTAAACCATTAATCAAAGCATCTGTGATTAGTTTTGCACCTTCTGCTGTTGCACCGAATTTTGCTATTTCATCTTTAGATAATCCAAGTTCATCATTTAAAATACCAAGTACATCAATACCTCTATCCATAATCATGTTTAATTCTTCAAGACCTAGACCACCTGAAGCTGATCTCTGTACTGTTCTTACCAGTGCTTCAAATACACCTAGTTGGTCTGTTGATGTTGATGCTGTATCTGCAAATACCTGCATCATTCTATTGCTTGGTTCAATACCTGCTGATTTAAGTGCAATAAACGCTTTTGTTGCTGTTTCTATTTGAAAAGGTGTTTTTTGTGCAAAATCAAAAACTCTTTGCATAGCAACATCACCTGCTTCCATACTACCAAAAACAGTATCAAGTGAATCTTTTAAATCTTCAAATTGTGAACCAACACCTGCTATAACAGATGTCATTTTTGCCATGCCTACTGCAACAGCACCAATAGCTAAAGGACCTGCTAATTTTTTTAATTTACCACCTAAACCTGCTGCACCCATACCAAAAGCAGCACCACCTGTTGCACCAGTTACTTTTATCTTAGCTTCTATTTGTTTTAATTCTTTTTTAAGCTGTTTAGTATCAGCTTTAATTTGAATGATTAGTTCATCTACTTTATTAGCCATCAGGATATAACTCCATCATTTCTTCTAACCTTGCAGAATCCATAGGTGCTTCTTCTTCTGTAGAACCATTGAATTGTTTAAAGCCTTTTAAAGCTAAATACATTTCACGAGGGGATATATTCCAAAAATCGTCAGGTCGCATATTCATCATACCAACACAAATCTTATAAAAGTCAGACCATTGTATTGGTTGAGTATTCACGCTACTACTTTTTTTTTATCTACTTCCTCTTCTGAGTCGTTATCGGTTAATGTTGCAGCCAAGAGTTTAGCTACTTCTGTTGATGCTATAACTATTCCAACATCTTGAATAATTAAGCCTATTTTTTTATCGTCAAAGTCGTTGCCACCACCTCTAAGGGCGTGTTTTAAAACAACAATGAGTGTGCGAATACGCACTTTAGCTTCAGCAATGGCAGTAGCTAATTCTAAAATGCCTTTATCTAATTCGTCTTCTATTCTTACTAATGCATCTATAGTTAGTCTACATTTATAAGTTTCACTTCCTAGCGTTAGAGGTATTTCACCCTTTAGTGGATTTGCCAT